AAAATATGACTATGGATGCTCTTTCTGCATGTGCTAAGGGTTCTATGTGGACAGAGTATGAACCAACTCCTTTGACACGTAAGTATCTGGTAGACTTTGGATATATTAAAGAGTAATGTTTCCAATATTTGTTGAAGAACCAAATACATGGGAAAGAGTGAGAGTTCCTGACACTATTGTGAAAGAGTGTTCAGAAATTATGAAATTCAATCCATATAATGATAAATCAACTGAGGAATTGAGACTAATTGATTGTTATTACCATAGAATGGGATACTATGGTGAACCACCAATTTTGTCAGTATTTGAATGATGTGGAGATTGTGGGCTCTAGCTCTAGGTAGAAAAGAAGGAAGAAATCATAAAGAGGCAGATAAAATTGCCATCATTAGATCTCTTATTATGTTGCAGTTGGTGATAACAAATATGTTTATTATATCAGGGAATGTTAAAAATCTATTTTTTGATACTAAATATACTGATTGTCCAATCACCCAACTGTCCATTACCCCTTGACTATGTGGAGCATATGCTCTATCATGGTTAAGTAACCAACAGGAGTGCTTCCAATGACCTTCACTGCGTATCCTCAAAAGTCAAAGTTTAGAGTTACATTAGAGATTGATGCTATGGACGATTTCAATCCACACAACATTGACTGGGAAAAAGTTTTAGATGTTCAAGGTAATGAAAACGTCACTGCTTATGTTGAGGATTTAAGCACTCCTGATGATTTCTTTGCCTAAATTAGTTAATGGTGATGGATAATAAATACTATTACGATTTAATATCTCCACCATGGCATTTTATATCCAAAAACCAGAAATCATCACTCCTACCAAGACAGTTTATTATACTGGTGGAAATACATGGAGTGATGATTACTCACTTAAAATGAACTTCAATGAGAAATCAGTGGCAGATGCTACTATTGTCAATCCTAATGGAACAAATGGTGGATTTGCTGGCGCTACTGTAGTATCAGAATGAAAACATTTCAACAATTTAATGAGGACATTTCTCCTCAAAGAAATCTTTTAAATAATCCTAATCTTGATGCTGAACGCAGACAGAGAAAGCAAAAGATTAAGTCACAAAATCAATCACACCAAAAAACTACCACTAACATGGAAGAGGTAGAGGTTGAAGAGGTGTATGATCCAGAGATTCAAGGTAGATCTCAGATCAAACAAACTGGTGCTGATGGCAGAAAAGAACCTAAAAGAGATACTGCTAGTAGACGTAGACCTGGTGTAAAACCTAGAGTAAAGGCGACTGGTGGTGGTCAGTCTTCTTCTGTTGGTGAATATAAGACTAGAAAGGATGTAGGTAAGACAATAGCAAAGTCTGATACTGTTAGTCAACCAGAGAAAGAACGTGGTAGTTCTGAGGTTAAACAATCCTATGCTGATAAAGTAAAGGCAGAGAGAAAAGCAGCAGCACAAGCAAGAGCAGCAGCACGTAAATCTGGTGGTGAAGTAACTAAAACTAAAACATCTTCAAAGGATGCTGAGAATCAAGCATCAAAACTATTGAAGAAAAAGAGTGAGAAGAAAGTTGACCCTGGTTATAAACCAAGGGAAGCATCAGGATATACCAGACCTGAGAGAATGAAGATTACAAGAGCAGGTGAACGTGAACTAAAAGGTATCATGAAAGACCAAGAAACTGAGAAATATAAGAAAGCAACTGGTCAAAATCCTGATAAGAAAGGTAAGTCTAAGATTTTGGGCAGGGTACATAAGAGGATGTCAACATGAAATCTTTTAGCAACTTTATCCAAGAAGCAAGAACTGCTGATGAAATAGCAGCAGATTCTAGACAACAGACTGCTGAAAGGCAATCTGAAGATAGAAAGAGATTGCGAGCAAAAAGAGATGCAATCAATGCAAAAGCAAGTGAAAGAGTTGGTGGTAGTGTAGACCACAATGAAGAAACTGTTCTAGAATATGCTGGTCAAGCAATCAGCAATACCACAGCAGGTGGTAGTTCTGGAACCAGAGATGACATGGAGACAAAGAAACCACAACCATCATTACTTGCTAAGATTAGAGGCAAACAGAATGCTAAGAAAGCATCCAATAGTGTTGCTAAACAAGCAGGTCAATCTGTAAAGAATGCCACTGATAATACAGCAGGTACAGGTTCACAAAGAAAACCACAACCTTATAGACAAGCAAATAAAACTGCCTCTGACAAACCTGAAAAAGGTGGAGCAATCACCAAAACTGGTGATAACAAATCAACAACAATTGCTGCTAAGAAACCTATTGCTCAACCTGTCCAAAAAGCAAAGGTCAGTGTTCAAAAACCATACAGACCACAGATAGGAACAGCACAGAGACCTGACCTTGCTGGTGCTAAACCAAGACCACAGATTTCTGCTGCACCACAACCCAAACAGTTGTCCCCTAGTAGTGCTCAGAAACTACCTGCAAATGCTCAGAGGAAAGCATTACCTCAGGCAAGGAGTTAAAGTTAGTAACCTCTAAAGGTCTCCTATAATATAGAAAATGATTTATTATGACCATTCACAAAGCACATGGTGTTTGGACTGATTCTAGAGGCAGACGCCATAAGTTTAAGATTGATTCTGATTATGCTGAATATGGTTTGATTAGAGAACTTGTAGCAGCACAATATCCTTGTGATGAAGATGATGTGGTTGTGTATGGTATCAATGGGGATGCAGCAGGTTATAGGACTTATGCTGAAAATAATGCTAATCGTGCAGAGTATAGACCACAAGAAATCACTAACTCCCAATCTACAGAGGTAACTTCTGGCAATATTGGGATGGAAAGTGTTGGTAATGCTGTTGGAAGTGTTGCTAATAGTGATAATGGAGGTGTTCAAGTATTTGGATTACTTTTCTTAGGATTTCTCTGCTTTATTATCTACATGTCTGCTCCTGTGATTGCATTTGTGGGTGCTGGTGGATTAGCATTCAAAGTAACTAAGAATCGCACTCATGGGTTGCAATGGTTCAAGAGAACTGGTATAATACTATTAACAACTGGTCTTGCCTCAATGATAAGTTTTCATGGCACACTTGCTGCTAAAGATGCAGTTGAGGTCTGGTGGAATAATATTGAAACAGAGCAAGTATCATATGAATAAAGTTAGTAACCTCTAAAAGTCCCCTATATTACAAGCACACATTTGATGACTAAAGTCACTCTGAGACCACACCAACAGGATGCTGTTGATGCTATGCGTCAGTCTGCTTTGGGACAGATTATTGTTCCCACAGGTGGAGGAAAAACTTTGATTGCTATTATGGATGCAGTCAAACGTTTTGAGGTGAATGTTCCTAGAAACATTGTTGTTGTTTGTCCTAGGATTCTCCTGGTTGAGCAACTCTCTGCTGAGTATCTTGAGCACATTACTAATGCTAATGTCCTCCATGTTCATAGTGGAGAGACAAAGCATTTCAAAACTACCAAGTCTGATCGTATCAACTTGTTTGTTTCTATGTGTAACACAGTGCGTGAGCATACTATTATCTTTACCACATATCACTCTCTACATCGCATTCAAGAGGCAGGGATTGATGTAGATACAATATACTTTGATGAGGCACATAATAGTGTTCAACGTCACTTCTATGTCTCCACTGAGTATTTCAGCAAGAAGGCAGATCGTTGCTTCTATTTTACAGCAACCAGAAAGACTTCACTGACTCCTTCTAAACCAGGCATGAACTGGGTTGAGACTTATGGTCAGGTGATTGCAAGGGTTGCTGCGCCATTACTGGTTGATCAGGGTTATATCCTGCCTCCTAAGGTTAAAGTCATTGAGATGGATAAGTATCCAGTCAAAGGTATTACTCCCTGTATGGATTCACGCAATGTCTTAGCATCTATTGATGATATTGCTATCAAGAAAGTGTTAGTCTGTGTGAAGACTAGCAAGCAGTTGGTTAATCTATTTCTGACTGATTTTGCTGATGAACTCAAAGAGAGGGGTTATTCCTATCTTTATATTACCAGCAAAACAGGTGCAGTTGTTGATGGTAAGAAGGTTAATAGGGAGCAATTCTTCAACACATTGAATGACTGGGGTAGAGATAAGGATAAGAAGTTTGTTGTTCTCCATAGGTCAATCCTGTCTGAGGGTATCAATTGTTCTGAACTTGAGGGTGTTATCTTTCTCAGGGCAATGGATGCTATTGAAATGGCACAAACAATTGGAAGAGTAATCAGGGTTGGTAGTGAGAACAAAACCTATGGTTGTCTCTGTGTTCCAGTGTATTCTAAGGTGGGTATTGCTACTGAGAAAGCATTGCAAAGAGTTGTGGATATTGTGTTTGAGAAGGGTGAAATGTTAGACTCAGTAACAAGGAAATAAAAAATGAAAGTAACTAATCACAACTCAACCCTGCTGAACTCTAATAATGAGGAGGCAGGATTTATTGTTGGTAAGTATGAAGACCCTCTGATGTATGCTGCTATACCTGTTTCAGGGAGCACTACAAAACTTGCTATTGTGCATCAAGGCAACATCTTGAAGGTGTGTAGAAATAGACAATCTGCACTAAACTTTATAGATAAACATAGAAACAAAAAAAGAAAATGAAGAAGAGAATCAAGACCTTAGGTGAACTTCAAAAGCACGTGACTGCATTAGTTAAACGTCATGGTGAGACAGCATCTTGTGCTGCTTGGACTATATCAAGAGAAGACTTTTTGACTATTGGTGATAATCAAAGAGATGTGTTAGTTGATGAAAGAGAAGTTAAAAGTATGATAGATGATATACATTTGTTTGAATATAATTTTATTGATGACCATTTGCAGAGGATTATTGGTAATGAGAAGACAAATCGTAACTTATAAAAGTTAGTAACCTCCAAAGGTCTGCTATAGTATGAATACAACTAATCCCTACATTGAAAACCTAGTTCAGAAAGGATACTCTGTAAAAGAGTGTCAAACACCATCAAAGACTAAAAAGTCTTTCCCTTGTGTAATTCATGGTCGTCAATTTGATACTGAAGAACAGTATCTTGATGAACTCAATGACTTTCTAAATGGTAACTAATAAAGTTAGTAACCTCCAAATGTCTCCTATAGTGTAACCACTGATTTATTATGATTCTCACTCAATCCAAAACTGAATTTCTTACTGAATGTTTGCTAGAAGTTGTCAACAATCAATGGAAAGTTAATGCAACTGAATCTGGTCGGACTTCTTATTCTAAGTTAGAATATAGTGTAGGTAAGAAATATATCAAACTGAATCAATTCAGGGTTCATGCTGATGGTAGTTTTTCAAATAATGGTGTGTTTATGTTCATTGATAAAGAGTCTGGTGCATGTTACAAACCAGCATCATTCAAGGCACCTGCAAAAGGTATTAGATTCTTTCTTGAGAGTTTAGTTGAAACCCCTGAAATTGTTGATTGTTATGGTTCTTTCCTCTATCGTCGTTGATTATTATGAACAACATTGAAACTCAACTCACTATTATGAGCATAGATCAAAGATTGATCAGAATTACAGAAAGACTTCAAGAAGCAGTTAAAGTATGTTATGAGGCAGATTCTGCCCCTATTGATAGCAATGAGAGTTATCCTTATGCTGTGGGTTGGTCTAGATCTGCTATGAATGCTGCTGTTGATAACTTAACTAGGATTGTTAAAGAATATCAATCCATTACTTTAAGCAAT